CTCTCCATCCCGATGCTGCGGCGTTTCCACTCCATCCCGATGCTGCGGCGTTGCCACTCACACCCGATGCTGCGGCGTTGCCTCTCTCGCCCGATGCTGCGGCGTTGCCTCTCTCGCCCGATGCTGCGGCGTTGCCTCTCCATCCCGATGCGCGTTCCTCCGTGGCATCTTCGCATTTCTCAAATATGAATTTCACGCCCGCGCCAATAACACCTTTCAGCCCGATTTCTGCGCCGATCTTGATTTTCTTTGCAGCTCGCTTTGTGTCGCTGTCACGCTGATCTGATACTTCGTCAAGTTCTACCTCGCAATAGCGGGATGAACCGGGCGCATAGTAGCGCAATGTGTCAAGCGGGTTTTCGCATGCGTGAAATCCAGCACGGCATAGGTCTGCGGTTTCCTCGTGGTACTCTTTGCCTATTTCATACTGAAAATCACGGCATTTCAGATCTTTTGTGAATCCCTTGTATAGCTTCATACTTTAATTCCTTTCGGCCTGTTCGCCCTGAACGTCCCATTTCTCTGCTGTCTGTGAATGCTTTTGCGGTATGTGATGTAGTCCGCTGCGGCTAAAACCTTCCGTTCCCGTTCTCGCCGCAAATACGCTTTGCGCGCTGCTGCGTAGCCGTCAATGAATGATTGCTTGTCCATCATGTCAACCACCCGTAGGCCGTCCGTACTCCAAGAAGTACAGGAACGCCATTCTAGGAATGATTACCCTTGCGCCAAGGCAGATGACCGGGAATCCGAGTTTAATAGGGTCTGATTGCGCTTGGTTTCGGATGGTCTGCGGATTCGTTCCTAGTGCCTCCGCAACATCCACAACTGAAAGTGTTTCTTTGGTCGATTCTCTGATTTGGCCTAGTGTCATGATTCCTCCTTAACTTGCTTCTGTGGTATAATCTCCGTAAAAACGGAGGCAATCATTATGTCAGATGCTTTTATCGGTGCGATCATCGGTGGTTTAATCGCCGCCCTGCCCGGCTTGGTTTCCGCTTTGCTTGTACTCATAAACTCCAATGCTCAACGCAAACACGAGTTGACGCTTCGCCGCATAGAAATCTATGAAACCGAACGCCGAGATGCCCTGTTACAATTTGGCTCCGTGCTGTTTCAGTCAATCAGAGACGTTAATGCTCATGAGTACTATTCAGCCTTGGGAAGGGCATCTGCTTTTTTGCCTAATGATATAGTGCAAAAAGCGTACTACATCGGAAACGCAATAAAGGCAAGTGGTAACTCAGGGCAGCGTTCCAATATTAGCGATTTTGAGGTAGAAGCAATCCGAAGCTATATTCATCAACAATTTAGCCGGAGCCTACCTACAGAATGATAGAAACCATCCCGCCCCCGCACACAAAAGCGCGGTTTGAAAGATACTTAAAGCCACATAAACCCATACACTAAACTCAAATAGTTCTTTAGCACGCGCTTTCGCGTATGCAATCCATCCTAGGACGCTAAGGCCTATGCCGGATATCGTCGTAATGATAATGGCGACTAACGATGTTTGATATAGCACGTTTACCTCCCAGTGTGGTGTTAACTGGATGAAGCGGTTAGCCAGCTTTCATCTTGAAAAGGTATCCGACATCATATTCTGGGAACCTTGCATCCCTCAAAGTGAACGCCTCATCGATTGTAAAAGGCGTGTCCCCGTTCACCTTGTTACCTGCGGTATTTCTGTGTACTCTTAGAATCTTTGCAACATCATCTACAGACACACCATTCCTAGCCATTTCAGCCCGAAGATTAATATAATTGCGCTTCAACCCATCACCCCCTCAAGTTCGTTTTATGCGTTTGAATAACTTATGAGTTTATTATATATGCATATGCCTAATGTGTCAATACCTTTTTATGCTTTTGCATAATTTATTTGTTGACTGCACATAGCTTGTATTATATAATTAAGAAAAATAGTGCGTTGGTTTTGAGGTGAAAATCATGGCAATAGGTGAAAAGCTTGCAAGGATTATTAAAGAGAAGAATAGGAATGTGAACGATATAGCATCATCTACGGGTGTTAATGCGCAAACGATTTATAGCATAATAAAGAGAAACAACACAAAGGCGGATCTAGATGATTTGTTTTTGATTTGCGATGAACTAGGCATATCCATAGACGAATTTAGAAGCGATGATATTTTTAATAGGGATAATGCCGATGTACAATTTAATAATCTAACGGATGACGAAACTAGGCTTATAAAAGCATTCAGGAGCCTTTCTACCGAGGATAGAAATGCGCTGATTCGCTTTGCCGAGTACGCAGACAAAGCAACCAATTCACAGCATGTTCAGTCATTGGAGGGAGAGGCATTAGCTGCATCGAAGTACATTGAACAGATTTCGTGTTCACAATCAGAAAGCCGGGAAGTTGATTCGAAATGAAGTATTTGATATTGGGCGAACAAGGAATATCTACATAGATTTTCTCCATAGTTTCCTCCAAAACTAGAACGTTTGTTCCTGCGCCGTGTGTCTATTCTACGCTATGCCGCGCCGGATTGCAACGGCAAAATTTTCTGATGTGGGTGTTACCGTGGTTTCGGTTGCACTAGTGCATGAAAAAATCTAATGGTGTCATGAATTGATTATATTGTAACGCACGCTGGCATGTGTATCCAGTGGTAAATATTTCCATATAAGTGCTATTGCCTATATTTTATTTGAAAGGCATTACAATACATAAAACATTAAAACAAAGGGGGTATTTTACATGAAAAAGTTCGGAAAAACATTGATCTGGTTTGCCATTATAACCCTGCCAGCAAAGTGGATAGGTGGAAGCATGGGCGCGTCATCGGTGGGCGGCAAATACACAATGCCGACAAGCGAATTATTTTCAACGGTAGTGATTTGTATTTTTCTCGGCGTTATTGGTTGGCTGATTGTAAGAAGTGCGAACAAGCGAGAACAAAAGGTTGAAAAGGAGCAGGATCATGGAAACGATGGATACGATGTTTATAACGAACAATATCCACATGAATGATTGGTACTATAAACGGTATCCAAAATTGGTATGGCAGGTATTGCGTGTAAATGTTGAAGAAAGAAAGGAGAAAGCCATGAAAGATTCGAACTGGAAAGAAGATGGACGGAGTTTTGCAGAACTTAGTGAAAGCGTATTCGGCGAATGGTGGCTGATAGTGGAGGTTGTGTTCGGAATTCTGTTTATTGTAGGGATTATCTTAGACATTAGAGGAAGCCTATTCGCCGACTTATGGATGATAGGTGTCGGTGTTCTGTTTGTTGTAGGGCTTATCGTAAGTTTGTTTAAAGGTTGAAACCATGATATAATGAATGTGTTCCAAGGTCGGAAATGGCTCCCGACACACCCGAAAGGGTACCTGAGATGCAGGATACGCCGCCCTGCTGGCACAAGGATAGAAAGCTATGATATGTCGAAAATGCAAACAGGAAGTCCCGGACGGCGCATATTGTTTGATGTGCGGCGCGAAACAAGAAATCACGCGCGTGAAGAAACGGCGCGGAAATGGGCAGGGGTATGCCCGGAAGCGCGGGAACACGTGGCAAGCAGAACTAGGGATATACAAAAACGGAACACGTATAACGCTAACTAAAGGCGGTTTTAAGACGAAAAAGGAAGCGTTAGAATATGTGCCGCAGCTCGCAAAGAAACGCAAGAAGGATGCTCCTACGTTGCGCGATCTGTATGAGCCGTGGTCAGAGTCTGCCATGTTGGAGCTTTCGCAATCTAAACAGGGCGCATACAAAATCGCCTGGGCAAGGCTTAAACAGATAGCGGATATTGAGATTGCAGAACTTACAATAGCAGATTTGCAGGCCGTAATTGATCGGGAAGCACCTACGCATTACACGGCGCGAGATGTTAAAAACCTGTTGTCGCATCTCTATAAACGCGCCTGTGCTCAAGGTGATGTCCCGTCGAACCTTGCGCAATATATCATTGTGCCTAAGCTGGAAGAAAAAGAGCGGCAACCGTTTAACCGAGAAGAGATTAATAGTATTTGGGCTGCGTATGCATCAGGGGATATGTATGCTTGCTATGTGCTTGTGATGATCTACTCCGGGATGATGCCGGGCGAGCTCCTAAAATTGGAAAAGGGAATGATACATTGGGATGATCGCGAGATTGTAGGATGCGGCATAAAAACCAAAGAGCGCAAGACAAAGCCCATTTTGATTGCGGATGCGATTGTACCAGTGCTTGAAACGCTGTGCGATGCTGCCGAAGGGGATAAACTTGTTACGATGAATCGAGACGCATTTTACGATGCGTTCCGGGACGCAATGAATCGATGGGGATGCCGTAAATTGACACCTTATTCATGCCGCCACACAACCGGAACAGAGCTGGCCAGTGATGCAACAATCCCGCCATCGATAATACAAAGGGTTATGCGTCATACAAAATTTACAACCACTCAACGGTACATACACCCGGATAGCGGAGCTGCACGCGATGCGGTTAACAAAATCGATAACGGCAGCGCAACGTACAAAGAGCCAAAAAAGCCAGTAAATTAGGGCATTTTTATTCCACTGCTAAGGGAGTAGGCTGGGGTGACTGGCGCGAGGGTTCAAATCCCTCCTTCTCCGCCAAAGTGCCTATTTTTCTAGACAATTAGGCACTTTTTTATTTTGTAAATCAACGGTTTTAGGAATGTTCAGACTAGCACAGAATAGCACAATTTAAATCTATAACGTACATTGCAACGAACAAAAACACTGTAAAAATTGCAGAACATGGTGTATAATAATGATGGCTTCTGATGGTTTGTTGGTACATTACTGAACACTCCTTTACGAATGAAGAAGGCAACCCACAAAGGCGGCTTTTCTTCGCTGTCATTTTTTGATTCACTCCGGCGTCAGTGTTTGGGTGGTATATTTTTGTAATAGCTTTTTCGCAACGCTGAAACGCATTCCGGCTTTCCACATGTTACCGCATTTGTTCCGGGCGGACACAGGCCGCCACATATCACGCACCGTTTCAATGATACGCGTTTTTCCGATCTGATTTCCGCTATTTTATCGCGGTTTGCGGTGTAGTACGCAGCGCCCTGGCTGCGGTCAACCGCCATAGCGGCTTCACGCCTGCAATCCGGGCAATATCGCTGCCTGCCGTTGCTGACGATGTATTCACGCCCGCAATGTTCGCATGTGTCCGTGCTGCCAAGCTTCCGCGCGTATCCGTTTTTTCTATACCTCGCAGCGCGTTCCCTTTCGGCCCTTATCCTGCACGCGGGGCATCGCTTTGCGCGTGGGCCTCCCAGAAATTCAATGCCGCAGTCCTGACATGTGCGCATTCGGATGGAACTGTTTTTCTTGCCCGCTGCGGAACATGCATCGCATTGGAATTGCCTTGCGTTGCCCGTGAACTCCGCGCCGCAGGATGTACATATACGAATTACAGAACGCCGCGCCATAGAATACCTTTCTGCCGGGATTGGCCGCCCGGCTCGGCGTTGTCGTGTTACCAGATGCAGCTCTGCCGCTCGATGATTTCTTCTACTTCCTTGATCTTTTCAGGGTTCTTGTACGTGTGCCTTACGGGATCATCGCGGTAATTGTGATCGGCAAATTCATTTGCCTTCTCTGCGTTGTCAAACCATTTTGTCATCTTAGCACTGCCATCCCAATAGGTTACGCTATAAAATGTCTTTGCCATTTTTCTTGCCCTCCGTTGTTTTATCTTATGGCTCTATTATACTATGATATCATATTAAAGTCAATAGAAATACCGAAAAAGTTAATTGAATTTTTCTATGGAAACATAGGATTAAATATGATATAATGGCTATGCAAGGGGGATAGATCATGAAAACAAAATATGAATACAATAAAAAATATGCCGATGCATATGATGCAAAAATGGATAGGCTGTTAATCAGAATGCCGAAGGGACAGAAAGACACAATCAAGGAATACGCAGAAAAGAACGGCGAAAGCGTAAACGGGTTTATAAATCGGTTAATTGCCGAAGCGCTTGAAAAATAGAAAATATGTTCGGTTTTATCCGTAATTTTATGGTATAATGTAAATGGATAAAATATGAAATCTCATGGCATCGCAGAAACGCGGTGCCTTTTTTGTGTGCTATGAAACATTGTGTTAAATGGATTGAAACACCAAAGACATGCGAGGAATGTAAGTATTACGATAGAAATCGGAAGCGGTGCGGGGTGAAGGTATGCCCGTATCCGGCGCGGAGGTGATCGGGCGTGGCGGCAAGGATAACGGAAGTTAGACGCAAGAAAATCCTTGCAGACTATTTAGAAACTGAAAACTATAGGGAAACCGGGCGGCGCAATGGCGTGTCCGATGTAACTGTGCGCAAGCTGGTCATGGAGAATTCGGACTTCAAGCGTGCAATTGAAGCCAAAAAAGAGCAGGACGAAGCCGACGTCATCGCGTATATGGACAGCAAACGCGATAAGGTGTGTAAGATAATAGCGCTAGGCCTAGATGCATTGGCAGACCCGGAAAAGCTGAAAGGCGCGACACCTGCGCAAATCACAACGGCATTAGGCACATTAATAGACAAATGGTTGTTGTTGAAGAACCCGCAAAGCGGCGGAACGGCGAAGATTGAAATCAAAACGGATGATCCAGAATTGGCACGGTGGTTAAATGGAAATTGATTTAACTAGAATGTCGGAACCGCAACGGGAATTTTTCCTATCGGATGCAAAGTATACATGCTATGGCGGCGCGCGTGGCGGCGGTAAAAGCTGGGGCATGCGCACATTGTTAGTATTGAATGCATTGAAATATACCGGTTTAAACATTCTACTGCTCCGGCGCACGCTGCCGGAATTGCGGGAAAATCACATAGTGCCCATGCGCGCCATGCTTCACGGCGTGGCGAAGTACAACGCAACGGAAAAAACGTTTACATTTCCAAATGGTTCACGTATCGTGGCCGGGTATCTAGCCCACGAAGGGGACATATTGCAATATCAGGGGCAGGAATACGGAATAATCGGCATGGAGGAGGCAACGCATTTCACCGAAGAACAAATGCAATTGCTGATTCCGTGTAACCGTGACACACGCAGCGGACGAAAGCCGCGCATGTATTTCACATGTAACCCCGGCGGCGTTGGGCATTCATGGGTGAAACGGTTGTTTGTGGATGGGCAGTACGAAGGAAAGGAAAACCCAGCAAACTATAAATTTATCCGCGCAAGGGTCTACGATAACGCACCCCTGATGGAAGCAAACCCGGAATACGTGGACGCGCTGGAAGGGCTGCCGGAAGACTTGCGCCGCGCGTATCTAGATGGCGATTGGGATGTGTTTGTTGGGCAGTATTTCACAGAATTTCGCAGGGAATTGCATGTGTGCGAACCGTTTGAAATCCCGGCGCATTGGTCGCGCTTCCGCGCGTTGGATTATGGTCTTGACATGCTGGCGGTTGTATGGGGCGCGTTCGATGAATTTGGTAATGCGTATATTTACCGCGAATTGTGCAAGCCGGATGTTGTGATAGCGGATGCGGCGCGGATGATTCTTGATGCGTCAGCGAATGAACCTATACTTAACACATTTGCCCCGGCTGATATGTGGGCGCGAAACAGGGCAACGGGGCGCGGGCAGGCTGAGATGTTCGCGGATGCTGGATTGATTTTAACACAGGTTAGAAATAGTCGCATTGACGGCTGGTTGTCGCTGAAAGACTGGATGCGCCCGATCGACAACGGAACAGGCGAAAAACGGCCACGATTGCAGATATTCAGCACATGCCGCAGGCTAATTCATGACCTGCCGTTGTTGCAACACGATGAACACAATCCTACTGATGTATCAACACAGCCGCATGATATAACACATGCACCGGACAGCCTGCGTTATCTTCTGGATGGCAGGCCGCAACATCGTGTCATCGTTCCGCAAGAATACGATTCACAGATTGATAGCTTTTTGGATTATGGGGGATAATATGGGATTTTTTGAGTGTTTTGTTTCTGTTGTTGGGCTGATTGTGTGCTTCACATGCGGTGCGGTGCTTGCTCATATATGGGGCGTACCGCCGAACAAGAAACACAGTGATCGGGCGGAGGAAGTAAATCCGACACAGGCCGAAACGGACAATCAGGAACAATGGTTAAGGATGATGAACTACACCGGGAGGAATAATGAATGATTCGTACAGACCCGCAGGAAATATGGAAGGAATACGAAAAAGGGATTGATTACAACAATTCAATAGATCTGTATGAAACGGTTCGCGTAAACCGAAATTTTTTTCTTGGTCGGCAGTGGGAAGGGCTGAACGCGCCGGACTTGCCAAAGCCAGTCATGAACATCATGAAGCGTGTCATCGCGTATCAGACTTCCATGATAACGTCAGATGATATAGGCGTATCGTTTCAGCCGTTCAGACCAACGCCGGATGAATCATTACTAGCTGCTATTTTTGCGCAGGAAGTAGAACGTGTAATTGAACAGGCGAAAATTAAATCATTCAACCGTGACGCAATCCGAAACGCGTCTGTTGACGGTGACGCATGTTTGTATCTGTACTATGATACCAATATCGAAACCGGTCAGGATGTGAAGGGGGACATCCGCGCGGAGCTAATCGAAAACATTAACGTTTATTTCGGCAACCCCTACCTGTGCAACGTTCAGAAACAGCCGTATATCATAATAGCACAGCGAAAGACGCTTAGAGAAGCAAAGGAAGAAGCCAAGAGTAACGGCGGCGATTACGAAAACATCATAACAGACAGCGACCCGAACCAAGGCGAAGCAGGGGACGATAGCGGACTTGTGACGGTTCTGATTAAATTCTGGAAGGAAAACGGAATTGTAAACGCAATCAAGACAACGCAAACCGCTATTGTACGCGACAAATGGGATACAGGGCTTAAACTGTATCCAATTGCATGGATGCCGTGGGAAACCGTGCGCTCATCGTATCACGGACAGGCCAGCATAACCGGGCTTGTGCCGAATCAGATTGCTATCAACCGCATGTATGCAATGGCCATCCGTTCAGCAGAAATGAACGCATTTCCGAAGGTGGTATATGATGCCACGAAGATTGAACGTTGGTCTAACCGTGTGGGAGAAGCCGTAGCCGTGCGCGGTGGCGGTGTCACAGACGCGATTGCAACCGCAATCAGAGGCGCTGACATGTCACCGCAGGTCATGCAGATAATCGAAACAACCGTAAACATGACACGCGATTTTATGGGCGCATCTGATGCAGCCTTGGGAAATGTCAGGCCGGACAATACATCGGCTATAATCGCGGTGCAACAGGCTTCAAGCGCACCTCTTGACTTGCAGAAACGCGCATTTTTCGATTGGTGTGAAGATTATGTACGAATCATCATTGATATGATGCGTGCGAACTACGGAACGCGGTCAATTGTGATTCAGGATGGTGACATACTGGCGAAGTTCATCCCACCAGATCCTATGACCGGTGAAATGCCGGAGTATTTTGAAATGCGTGTTGACTTCGGGCAATTGGAAGGTGCAAACATGCTGTTAAAGGTTGATGTGGGTTCTTCTGCATACTGGTCTGAAATCACGCAGATGCAGACGCTGGACAACCTTGTGAACAAGGGTATCATACAAGACCCGGAATTGTTTGTTGAACAGATTCCGAACAAGTACCTTGCGGGAAAGAACAAGATTCTTGAATCCATAAGACGCGCAAAGGATTTGCAGGAACAGCAGATGCAAGAACAGCAACAGTTGCAAAATATGCAACAACCAATGCTTTAAACAGCCGCAAGGCTGATTTTTATTTGCGCCAACCATAGCGCAAGAAAGGAAGTAACACATGGAAGAATATACCAATTTTTCCGACACAGGCGAGGACATGTTTCTTGATGAACCGGAGGCAACGGATGAAACCACTTCGGAAGAGCCGGAAGTTGAAGAAACACAACCCGAACCCGAAACGAAGCCAGAAACGAAACATGAGCCGCCTGCACAAACGTTGAAAATCAAGTACAACGGCAAGGAGCAGGAGATCACGATGGAACAGGCCGTTGAACTTGCGCAGAAGGGCATGAACTATGATAAGGTCCTAAACGAGCGCAACGGGTTGAGGGTGGACGCGCGGGCGAGTGAGCTAATTCATAGGCTTGCGGAAGAAAGCGGCATGGACATTGATGAGTATGTCGGCTTTGTGGAAGAGCAACAGAAGGCCATGACATTACAGCGTGAGATTGAATCCATCCACGACAAGTATCCAGACATGCCGGATGAAGCAGTCAAGGAATTGGCAAAATCGCGTGCAGCTGAAAAGGCACGAAAAAACGAGGAAGCAGCGGCGGAACGGAAGAAAGCGAGCGAGGAAGCGAAACAAAAACCATGGATTGACTTCTTGCGCGAGTTCCCGGAGTACAAGGACGAATTGCCGAATGATGTGATTGCCTACATCGAAAAGGGCAGCACACCGATTGAAGCAATGCTCCGTTTTAAACTAGATGCGAGCGAACAAAAGATAAAAGAACTCGAGGACAAACTGACATCGCAGGATCAAAACACAAAAAATAAACAAAAATCCGTAGGTTCCGTTGAATCCACTGCCACCAAACAGGCAGTGGATGATTTTTTAGCGGGGTTTGACGGATAAGATTAGAAAGGAAAAAACACAATGAGTATTAATCTTGCAACCAAGTATAGTAACAAAATTGCACAGGCTCACACCCATGAATCTTTCCTTGCTGGGAAGGCAAAAGCGCCGTATGATTTCGTAGGCGTGAAAAGCATCCGAATTTACACGTTGCTTTCGCAGCCGCTTAATAATTACGACCGAACCAATACCTCTAATCGTTATGGCGCTCTGTCCGAGCTTCAGGATTCCTATCAGGAAATCAGTATGACGCAGGACAAGTCTTTCCGCATCGCTATTGACAAGGGCAACAACAACGAACAGATGATGGTGAAAGAAGCTGGGCGCGTCATGAAGATGCAGCTCAGAGAACAGGTCGTTCCTACTGGTGACAAGCGCGCGCTGAATCGATGGGCGTGGGGAGCCGGTAAATGTCTTGAATATAGCGCCTCGATCAGCAAGAGCAACATCATCTCCATGCTGCTTGACATTGAAAAGGAGTTCATGGACACCTTCACTCCGCTGGATGACCGCTATGTGGTTGTGAAGAACGAGCATGTAAAGCTGATTAAAACATCCGATGAATTCCAGTATGTTGACGGAGTGCGTGAAAACTTCATCTTGAAGGGCATAATTGGAAAGATCGGTACGCTGAATATCATCGCAATGCCTGCTGCATGGTTCCCGACCAATGCGGAACATATCGCGTTCCATTCCCGCGCGGTTGGTTTCCCGTTCAAGATTCGAGATACCAGAATTGTGACCGATTCCGAGGCGGTAAACGGTGCCGTGCTGCTTGGCCGGTTCAACTATGATGCGTTTGTTGTTGGCGGCGCGTGTGATGATGTTATCGTGGTGACCACTAGCGGAAACAAGTGCGCAGATCCCGTTGTCGCCAAGTCCACAAACACGACCATCACAAGCACCACATCCAGCGCAAAGATTTATTACACTACGGACGGAAGCGACCCGAGGTTTAGCGCGAGCCGTATCGAATACAGCGCCGGCATCACCAACCCCACGGCAGGAACGGTTATTAAGGCTGTAGCTATTTACGAATCGGGCAACAAGTTTACCTCAAACGTTACCACGCACGTTTGCGTATAATTTAAACCACGTTATGCGGGGGGGGGCTAATGCCCCCCAAATGTTTCTGTAAGGAGGAAGCATGACAGGGCAAGAGATTTACGAAACCGCAAGCGCATTTCTGTATGAAGCTGATAATGAGGACGCAGAAAGCAAGCGTTATTCTGTGCCTTTCCTGAACCTGTTATTGCAGGAATGTCTTGAAGTTGAAAATTCGATACGTATTTCAAATGGGCTTGAACCGCTTGAAACTGCGCAAAAGATAGAAACGCTATCCGATGAAATCATATATTCCGATTCTATAACGCGCGTTGCGTTGCCATATGGCGTAGCTGCGCAGTTCTTTCAAGAAGCAATGGACAACTTCCAAGCTGAAAATTATCGCGCAAAGTATATAGCTGCGTTGAATGAAGCGAGGCGGTTAGTATTCGTTGATGTGGTGGATGTGTATGGAGGTGAGTGATTGTGCCGTCTATCGTTACGCCTAGAAACATATCTGATGTAAAGCGATACCGCAAATCATATTCCAAGTTCAGGGGCGTTGACTTCTCGACAGATCCGACACTGGTTAACGATTCACGTTCTCCATTGTGCCAAAACCTTATATCTGACTTAGCGGGATTCCCCGAAAAGCGCCTTGGATGGCGCACGCTGTTTACAGTTGATTCGCCGATAAACGGATTGTTTTATGCCGTATTTGAATCGGGCGCAGGAAAGTATATCGTGCATGGCGGCACGAAGCTGTATACATTCACTGATACTGGATTTTTGCAAGTGTACGATGGTATGAACAACGCGCGAAGCACGGCGTTCTCGCACGGTGGCAAGCTGTACATATTGGACGGCGCGAATTATCTCGTTGCAGAAGAAACCGGGGACACCATAGGCATATCGCACGTAAGAGAGCGTGCATTTGTGCCCACTACCGTTATAGGCGCACCAGCGGCGGGAGGCGGCACGCCGTTTGAGGCGGTGAACATGCTGACGGGAAAGCGCATCAACTCCATGGTCGGCGACGGAACGAGCACCGTATTCCACCTCGATTCAAAGAACATCGATTCCGTGGAATCCGTGACGGTGGACGGCGTGGCGAAAACCGCAACGACCGATTACACGGTTGACCTTGCCGCGGGAACCGTAACCTTCACAACCGCTCCCGCGGAAAGCGCGGCCGGCGGCGGGATCGACAACGTTGTGATCGCATTTACCAAAACGGTTCCGGGGTATCAAGACAGGATCGAAAAGTGCACCATCGCGGAATTCTACGGCTACAACAACGATAACCGCCTGTTCTTTTCGGGAAACCCGGACTATCAGAACTGGGACTGGCAATCGGGGCTGGACGATCCAACCTACTTCCCGGATACGGGATACACGAAGGTCGGCGCGGACACCTCCGCGATCATGGGATACATCAAGCAATACGATACGCTGACGGTAATCAAAAACAGCAACGAGCAGGACGCGGAGTTGTTCCTGCGCACGGCCGAGATAACGGACGGGGGCACGGTGCTGTTCCCGATCAAGCAGGGCGCGAAAGGCGTTGGAGCCGTATCGAAACACGCGTTTGCAAACCTTAGGGACGATCCGATCTTCCTTGCGCGCGAAGGCGTATTTGCGATTACAAGCACATCGCTCGGGCAGGAGCGCGCATTGCAGGACAGGTCGTTCTATGTAAATGCGAAGCTCACGCAGGAGCCAAACCTTGAAACCGCCGTATCGGTAGTCTGGAACGGATATTACATCCTGTGCGTCAACGGGCATTGCTATGTTGCGGATTCGCGGCAGCGGACGGGCGCATCCCAAACGGAGCAGTATTCTTACGAGTGGTATTACTGGACGAACATACCCGCCCGCATATTCCTGGAACACTCCGGGGCGCTGTACTTCGGAACAGCGGACGGGCGCATCTGCAAATTCAACACGGACGTATCCGGCATGGCGCGGTTTTCGGATGATGATGAACCGATTGTGGCGCGATGGTCCACAAAGGCGGACACATTCGGGATCTTCACGCGCAGAAAGACGCTGGTCAAAAAGGGTTCCGGCGTAATGATAAAGCCTTACAGCCGGTCGAGCGTAAAGGTTTATGTGGCCACGGACAAGCAGCATGAGCGCCTGATCCGCACGGCACTCATGGACATCTTCGATTTTTCGGACATCGACTTCAGCCGCTTCACCTTCAACACGCTGGACACGCCGCAGGTAAAGCCATTCAACACCAAAGTCAAGAAATTCATTCTTCTGCAGCTGATCTTTGAGAACGATGCAGTAAACGAGGGATTCGGCGTGTATGGAGCAGAGGTGCAATATACCGTTGGAAATTACGTGAAATAGGGGGATTGTTATGGCAAGTTATTACACTTCCGGCTACACGCCGCCGCAGGGCGTTACAAGCGCAGATCAAGTAATGGCGATTCAGCAACAATTGACGCAAGCCGGATATAACGTAGGAAATACTGGCGCGGATGGCATATGGGGAAAGAATACGCAGGCTGCATATGATGCGTATCTTTCTTCAAACGGTAAGGTAACAGCTACGCGGCCTAATTCAACGCCAGATTGGAGCAGTCCTATTGCGGGAGGTACGGCAGGCTCTTATTACAGCGGCGGAAGCTTTTCAATTCCGTCCGTTCCGTCATATGACATTGGAGCGGCATATGACAGGAGCGCCGAGCAGTATAAAGCGGCGCTCGATGCGGCGTACAATTCGCAGAAAGCAGGGATTGACGCACAGGCGGCAAAACTGTCAGACCAGTATAACGCGGTTCGGTCGAATGCTTACACCAATGCAAGACTGAACGCAATCGGGAACAATGAAGTCATGGCTTCGTTGGGGCTTGCTGGGAACATGTACAAATCACCCGTTTCGGGTGTATCTGAAACATCAAGGGTAAATCAGGATATCGGCATGCGGAATGACATAAATTCCGCAACGCGGCAGGAACAGGCCGAAAGGGATAATCTTGCACTTGAGCTTCTGCAAGCGGGATATACAAGGGATGTAGAGTACGCCAAATGGATGGCCGATATGCTGATTGCAAAAGCAAACGCAGAACAGGCTGCGGCACAACAGGCGTTTGAGAACCAGATGGCGCTTGCAAAGATGTATTCAGATATGTACGGTGGAATGGGTGGTAGTTCGTCCGGCGTGTCCGGTGGTTCCAGAAGTTCATCTAAAAAAACCACAACGGCAATGCCGACATATGCATCCGCGAAGAATTACCTTGAAAAGATTTCCAAACAGGGCGCGACAAGGAAAGATATGTCCTCTGAAATTGCAGGAATGAACCTCCCGCAGTATCAGAAAGACATACTGAACAGTTATTCCAAGATTCTGTCTACAGGGTTTACAAAGCCGTATTCGATGGCAAAAAATCAGACGAAAAAATAAGGGGGATATATGGCGTACATATCCTTTGATGATTACCTTGAATATGAAGCCAGGCGAAAAGCACAGAACGAGATCGTAAAGCAGAACGAGAAAACGCTGTATGAGAGTAGCAGGGCGGCATATGAAAACTATAAATCCAAACCGCAACAGCCTTTGAAATATCAGCAACAGCCGCAAAACGACGTATATATTCCAGCGCAGTTCGGACAGCGGATATTGGACAGACAGCGGCAGCAGGAATACGCGAACCGTTTGTACAATACCTATATTCCTGCCACGCTTGCGCAGGATGCTATCAATAGGCACGGAGCGGGAAATGATTTCAATGCGTATGCCGATTCCGCTCTTCGCTCGGACTATCTTTTGAATTCAGACACGGCAAAGATGCGCACGGAGCTTGACGCGCTTTCGTCCGAATTGTCATTGGATGAGCAACGCTATAACCGCATGAAAGCCAAATACGCATTGTATGGCAACAATGTGAATGATAGCGGAGCAAAGGCCATAAAAAGGTACTTAGACGAATATGAAGCCAAGAGCAATAAAGCTGAACAGCTTAGGCGTAATCTATCCGATGCGGAAAAAGCGCAGAAATACGCCGGATATGAAGCGCTGCGGCAGAACGCTGACTTTGCGGAGAAGTCGCAGGCCGGTAAATCAAAGCGTGTGCAGTTCAGCCTTACAGACCCATCCACATGGGCTGCGGGCGATGATCGGTACGACTTCATTAACGACATTGATGGATACCGCGACCATAATTTGGCAGGTCTTGAATTTGACAATGCTAAGGTTATGGGGATGGAGCGCAACCTGTCGGAACATGCGGCCGTTTCAAAAATGACAGATGGCGAAATAGCCATGTACAACTATTTGTACGCTACGAAGGGCAGGAAGGCAGCGGACGAATACATTGACACGATCGCTGAGGGATTGAACTATAAACTGGCGCAGGACGATGCGGCGAACGTAGGAGACAATGTGCTGAAAGGGATGTCATATGGCTTCCAATCCGGCGTTGAGCGCTTCGGTACTGGCGTTGCTGATATGTTCCGTGGTGAAGCCACGCCAACATCCGCAACTGAATACGGCTCACAGCTTGTAAGGGAAAACCTTGCCGATTCCGGTTTAAAACTGCCTGAATTTATGGGCGGCTCCAGCGTTGGGCAAGTCGCATTTGATATGGCGAACACTGCGGGCAATATGGCTCCGTCCATCCTTCTAGCAACGCTCACAGGCGGTTTGGGTGCTACATCCGCAGTATCGGGCGGTGTTGCTTCCGCTTCCATGGGACTAAGTGCGGGCGGAAGTGCAAAGATGCAAGCACTCCGGCAAGGATACTCCAACGAACAGGCTACAAAATACGGCATACTGGTCGGTGCATCCGAAGGTGCGTTGCAGTATCTCCTTGGCGGTATCTCAAAACTTGGCGGCAAGTTTACTGGCGGTGTTGCGCAGAAAGCGATTCAAAACATCGACAACGCACTATTAAAGGTGGCGGCAAACTCGGTAATCAAGATGGCTGGTGAAGGTACGGAAGAATACTTGCAGGAAATCCTTGAGCCGATTTACCGCAATCTGATTTTCAACGAGAGCAATCAAGTTGACCTTCTCAACCCCGATGCGGTGTATTCGTTCATGCTCGGCGCATTGACCTCTGGCGTGATGGAATCCCCAAATACGGTTAGGGATTTAGCGGGAGCTGTACGGACAGAAGCCGCAAAGGCAAGAGAACGAGCGGCAACCCCTAATATCAACGGTGCGTTGGTCGGTTCAAATTCGCTTGTACAGGATTCAGGCACTGATACGGTAAATACTCCAACCGCACAGCAAACAACGGCAAATACAAGCGTTGCAACGGCTGAAACTGCGCAACAGAATACAAATGATAATGTTACAGACATTAACCCGATTGACGCGCCCGCGCAGGCTCAAGCACCTGTCAATGAACAGCAGATGCAACGGGGGGATTCTTCGGCGAACCAAGAACAGGCTATTCCGAACCTTGACCGTATGGAAGCATACAGGGACGGCAGGGAAATATCCGACAGACTACAGGATTACAAGAAACGGCATGAGCGGAATTTCATTGCAAGACTTTCCGAGACGTTCAACATTCCGAAGGATGCGCAAAAGGATTTGATGCCGATGCTGTCGAGCATTGGTGATTCTGTGATACGAAGCGGACAGCTTAGCCAGGAAGATTCCGATATGCTGTTTGAGGCTGTGTTCGATTCCGCAATGGAATATGACGGAAAATCTGAATATCAGGATTTCAGGAAGTATCTTCACGATTCCGCAGTACGGCCTGACAGCATCCCGAAAGAGTACAGAAAAGAAGCAAGGAGATTTTTGAATCTGCGCAATGATGGAAAGAGCATCACGCAGTTGTACGAAGATATATCGAAAGAGTTTCCCGGCTTCCTCGATGAGAGTAGCACCTCCCAGGAGGATGTGTTAAGTGAAATTATTGAACTTAACAACAACATGCGCGGCAGAGAGTATACGCTTAAAGAGTTGTACGGCGATGACTATGAATCCATGAAGATGGCGGCAAAGATTGATTTTGAGCAGGATTTGTACGAACTTCGGAAAAAGATGAATCTTGTTGACCGTGCGGATGTAGTCAGGCATGCGGAGCACATCGCAAGCGAACGTGCAAAGCTTGAATCAAGACAAGTTGAACGGGTAAAGGGTGCGCTGCTGCAAGTCAAGAAATTGAAGCGTGAGCTGGATAATGTAAAAAGCAAGTATCCAACATTGACGAAAGGAGATACTGATGTAATTTCATCGCTTCATTCCGGCGGTTTGACGCTGAAAGACATAGAAAACAGGGTGAATTACAACGAAATTAAAGAAGTATTTGAAGCAGAAGGAAACCTGCGGAAAGAACAGAGAATAATTGAACTTTACAACAAGCAACGCCGTGAATCGCTTCGTGAAGATGCAATGGAAGCGTTGGAAAATTCTGATGATTGGAAAGATAAGAAGAACGGGATTCTATACAAAAGGGAAACGCAACAGCGCAATATCCGTGACATCGTAAAAAACGATACTGATGCTGACCTTATTAACGCGCGGTACTTTGATCCTGTAAAGAAAAATGAGGCGGAAAAAACAAGGTTCATCAACGAGATGACAGCGAAGGTGAAAGCGTTCGGCCTCAACAAGTGGGAATCGAAAGCGGCGCAAATGGTGGGCGAAAAGGCATCATACGAGGAATCGCTTGCTAATTCTGACGGAATGGGAGAGGATCTTGTTGAGTTGTATGAAAAAGGGCTTACTGATGTAGAATCGGCTCTTGATGATTTGCTCAAGCGGCATGGGAAGGACATAGACATTGCGAAGTGCGAAAATGCCGCAAACGGGATGAGGCCTATCTTTGATGAATTATTTGATAGGGCGAATGAAGCGTACATAAGAAACGGCTATGCTCCCATCGAGCACAGGAAAGGATATTTCCCTCATTTCATCGGGGCAGAAGATACCACAGCAAAAGCAGAACTGTTCAGCGTGCTTGGCAAGAATCAAAACGAAATCCCGACAGACATTGCAGGATTAACACTTACGTTCCGACCGGGCAAAACGTGGTTCGGGCATGCGCTTGAAAGGGCAGGAATAAAAACAACATACGATTTGCATCAAGGCTTTGACAGGTATATGCGCGGTATCTCAGATGTTATCTACCATACGGATGATATTCAAAGGCTTCGTGCGCTAGACAATGCGATACGGTACAAATATTCGGATGCAGGAAGGCAGGAGCGCATCCATGAAATAAGCAATAACCTATCACTATCGCCTGAAGAACGCGCAAACCAAATAAACCTTGTTTACAATGGCAATGATAGCGGCGGCACGTTTAGCCACTTGTCAAATTATGTTTCAAACCTTACTGATTACACGAACGGTCTTGCGGGAAAGAAAACTGATTTCGATAGAGTGCCCGAAAAACTGTTTAACAGGAAAATCTATCAGTTATCAGCTGCTCTTGACAGACAATTCATGGCAAACGCAGTCGGGGCGAATATCGGTGTAGCGCTTTCAAACTTCATTCCGTTCACACAGGCTGTATCACAAGTGGGAATGGGTGACATGCTGAATGCCATGCAGGAAACCGTAAAATCGTATGCTGTGGCTGATGGATTTGTTGATAAGTCGGACTTCCTTACAAGCAGAAAAGGCACGGAACATACATTCATGACAAACATGCAAAAGCTATCAAAAACGGCAAGCGTTCCTTTTGAAGTAATTGACATGTTCGTTGCAGAAACCATTGTCCGCGCCAAGTACAATCAGAACATCAAAGCCGGCATGAGTGCGGATGCGGCAATGAAAAATGCAAACGATTTTGCAGGCGGCTTAATGGCTGACAGGTCAAATGGTGCGCTTCCGACCATGTTCAATAGCAAGAGTACACTTGCAAAGATGTTTACCATGTTCCAAGTGGAAGTGAACAATCAACTAAGCTACATGTTCAAAGACTTGCCTAGGGCCTTGAAGGACAAAGGAACAGGAGCTATCGCATTCGGATTCTTCAAAATGTTCCTTGCGGCGTTCCTGTTCAACGAACTGGATGAGAAATACGGAACAGGCAGGAGAAGGGCATTTGACCCGATTGGACTTGTCAGGGATGCAATGGTTGACTTCACAGGCGGCAAGGATGGCAAAACGAGTAAGGCAGATGCAGCAATCAATTTGTGGAGCAATGTTGCAAGCGAAGTTCCGTTTATCGGAAATGTGCTAGGTGGTGATGGCAGCAGGTCGCACCTTGAAAGTATGATGCCGAACATCGCTAACATCGTTAGGGCAATCGGAGCAGAGGATGCGGATGCGGCATATGTGAAGCAACAGATTGGAAAGGAATTTGCAAAGCCTTTGTATTATCTCATCCCTCCGCTCGGCGGGTCACAGGCAAAGAAAACATATGAGGGCATCAAAACATTTATTGATGGCGGCAGTTATCGCAAGAATAAGCAGGGTGATGATCAGCTTCAATACCGCGTAGACCAAACGCCGGAAAACTTTGTTCGAATGACATTATTCGGCAAATGGTCACCAAAAGAGGCACAGGATTATGTTGCAGGCGGTTTTAAGCCATTGAGCGCAGATCATACAAAGGCATACAAAAACGCTACTGCAAACGGCGTAGACGGAGCTTATGCGCTGATGCTCATCGACCAGTACAAAGGCTTGAAATCAACAAGCGATGTTGACGGAAAAGAGGGCACAAAGCCTTACAAGTTCCGCAAGGCTTTGTTTGATGACAGTTCCATCACAACAGAGCAGAAACAAATGCTTGAGCGTGATATCTTGGGAGAAAACAAGGCTGACTTCTCATCCGAGCTGGCATTCAAGGCATCGATGATGGACGGCAAGGCTCCGGAGCGGTTTAAAGGGTATGTCAAGGCAGGAATCCCAGAAGAAACCGCAATGAAAATAGTGGAGTGGAAGAAGGGCAACAACAGCGGCGAAAAGAAGGTTAGAGAATATCTTAAAACGCTGAAACTCACAGACCGACAAATCGAAGCGGTCATCGGTATCAACTAAGGGGGAGCAATCCCCCTTTTTTCATGAAAGGAGTATGCAATGGCAATCACGGACAAGAAGATAGGCTCGTGGGCGAACCCCGTTGTAAACGAAGCGGATCAGCCCCAACGCACGGCAGCGGATATGAAGGCAATCTTTGATTCAAACAGCAATCAAATAAAAACCGCCTTCAACGCCGTGGTAGATGAGCTTGTGGGGGAGGGGGGCGCGGGCAACGTTGGAAATGGGGCGTTCGGAAAGATTCAGGCGGGAACGGTCTCAGCCCAGCTTGCGGCGCTTCTGAACATGTTCGGGAGCTATCCGAGTTCATCGGACATAAAAGGGATACGGCTAAGCGCGGACAACAAGATCGAGGTCACGCTAGACGGCGAAACATGGCTTCCTACAGCGCAGTCTGGTGACCCTGCTACTGATTTAGGCGCACTTCCTGTTGCGGCAGACATTCAGGACGCAGACGGCTTCCTTATGTACGATGCTTCCGAAATGAAAAACAAGCGAACGCTGTGGAGCAAGATTAAGGAGATGATTGGAACCGCTATCGGCCCCAAGTACACAATCAGCCTTGAACCCGGCACCGCAGACAACACGGCAAGCATAATCCGCATCAAGGAAAATGCTACTGGAAATACGCGGGTGCTTATCGCGGCAAATACCGCAGATGGAAATAATGAAGTATCGCAGATTGTTCTGCGCGATGGCACGAATGTTGGAAAAATCAATATTCAGTGCAATACATCCGGGGCGAAGGGGATCAGAATCACAGATGGCAATAACGTGGAACGGATCAAGCTGCATCACACAACCACGGATGACACGTGCATTTTTGAAATAAAGGATGCAAACGGAAATGACATAACACGGCAGGTCATCGGTGCGGCTCCTGCCTTGTCCACCCCCGCGGGCGGCACAGTAAACCTAACCCTCGCAGACAACACTGAATACCGTTTTTCCTCCGCTGTGACATCGCTTACACTGACCTTCCCAACGGGCAATTTTGATTGCTGGCTGAAATTTACCACGGGCAGCAGCATAACGGTAACCTTCCCGTCCGGCACGAAATATGTGGGCGGCGCACCGACGTTTGAAGCGTCGAAAACCTATGAAATGTCGATTAAGGACGGTTCCGTGATCTGCGCGGAGGTGACAACCGAATGAGCTATTGGATGGCTGTACGCAGGCGGCTTGCAGCGGCAGCGCTTGCCGGAATCGATGTGGCAGCCCTTGCGATCACCTACACCGGCAACATGACGGACGAAATCGTCACAATGGGGGACGGAAATCAATACCGGCTGCTGACGCTGATAAGCTCCGGCACATTGTCAATTCCGGCAGAAGTTAAAGCGGATGTGTGGCTGTGCGGGGGGGGGGCGCGTGGAGGAGGAACTCCTAGCGATACAGCTACTCACGGCGGTGGCGGCGGGTATGTAAATTCCGCATATAATCAATCCATACAAAATACTGTCGCAACTGTTGGCGCAGCATCCGGGGCAAGTAGTTTTGGTGGAATTACTGCAAACGGTGCAACGGGAGCAAATGGTGGATCAGGTGGTGGTCAGGGCGGTTATCCGTGGAATAGCCCCAAAGGAACAGGTGCAGGAGTAACTACATATCCGTTCGGAGATACAACGTATTTCGCCGGAAAACCGCATTGCGCCGGAGGAAGCGGCGGATCATATGAAAGTGATGATGGTGGAGACTACAATAGGGCTGGAAGCGGAGGGTCGAACGGTTCTGATGGCTCTGGCACACAGTACCAGGTTGCTCCGACCCAAGTTCCCGGTGGATTGCTCGGCGGGGGATACGGCGGAAAAACTATCAATGGATATAGCTGGGATGGTGGAAACGCAAGTTTTTACGGAAGCGGCGGCGGAGGCAGAGGGCTAAATTGGAAGGACTCTTTTGCTAATAACGGCGGCAACGGCTACCAGGGCGTTATCTACGTGCGCATACCGTTGAAACAGTGAAGGAGGGGCTAAGGATGAAATACGCAGTAGTAAAGGAAAACGCGGTTGAAAACGTGATTGTGGCAGACGAAGCGCAGAAGGCAGAACTGGAAGCCGCGCTCGGCGCGGAGCTTGTGGACGCGCAGCCGTTCAATCTGCAAATTGGCGATATGCGCGTTGGCGCAAACTGGACGCGCAATCAGGACGGGGAACAGATTGTGCTGACCGGGCAGCCGACATATGACGAACTGATTGCACGATTGGAAGATGCAGAGGCAGCGCTTGCGCTGCTTGGCGTGGAGCCAGAGGAAGGGGCATAACATGGGCAGATGGTTAGACGGTGCGCGTGCAGTACGCGCGGCAATGGATACTGCGGCAGCGGCACTTACGGACGAAACGGCGCTTGGCGCAATGGCGATTTATCCGGTGTGGGAGATTGGCAAGGCGTATGCTGTAAACGACCGCAGACGGTACGGCGATTTTCTGTACAAGTGCGTACAGGCGCATACATCACAATCGGACTGGACACCCGATGTCGTTCCTGCGCTGTGGGTGAAAATCAGCACGGAGGAATGGCCTGAATGGGTACAGCCAACCGGGGCGCATGACGCGTATCAGAAGGGCGATAAAGTGACCTACAACGGCAAGCGGTATGTAAGCCGGATTGACGCGAATGTCTATTCACCGGAAGCATATCCGGCGGGATGGGAGAAGCAAACATGAAGGGAGAAGGAAAATGAGCAAGACATTCGGCGCAATCCCAAGCGCCTACGATCCACGCGATTACAGCGTGCGCATGATGGCGGGAGCGGCAACGCTCCCGTCTGTTTATACCGCAAAGGACGTGGAGATTTACGACCAGGGCAGCATCGGGAACTGCGTCATGCAGGCGATGTCATCTGCACCGCATATGTACCACGGCGTGCGCATGGGCGTAACGTTCGGCTATGGCCGCTGGCGCACGCATACCACATCCGGCATGCGGCCGGCCGAGGCATGCAACGGATTCGTGAAAGAGGGCATCCCTCCCATGGCCGTGGACAGCAAGCTCTACGAAGTGCCGGACGCAATCGACTATGCGGCCAAGAACGCAGTGCGCATGCTGGCTGCCGCAAAGCCTTATGCGGGCTGGACGTGGGCGCGTGTGCGGACAGTGGATGAAATCAAAGCGGTGGTGTATCAGGCGAAGCAGCGGCCCGGCACGCGGTGCATTGTGTGTCTGCCCCATGTGACGATCCGGCAGGGATATTGGTACACCAAAGGGGAAGCAAGCGGCTACCACGAAATGGCGATCATCGGCTGGGATGACACCAAACAGGCGTTCAAGCTGCGCAATTCGTGGGGTGCAAAAGGATCGCTTACCACGCCGAAGGGCGGCTACCTGTGGGTGAAATACGATGAAGTTTTTGCCTGTGACGATGTAATCGCCCTGTTTCCGCCCGAGAAGCAGGATACGCCGGAGCCGATCATTGTGGCGCGGCGCACCCTGCGTCTGAAAGACAAGCCCCGCATGGAAGGCGAGGACGTGCGCGAGATGCAAACGCGGCTGAATGTGCATGGCGTAGCCTGCGATGCGGATGGCGTATTCGGGCCGGCCACGGATAAGGCTGTACGCGTGTTCCAGGTCATGAAGGGGCTGGTTGTTGACGGTATCTGCGGCGCAAAAACCTGGGCAGCGCTGGACAAGGATCCTGAGACGCAGCCCACGCCGAAACCGTCCGAGCTTGCGCTGGGACTGGTGCGGCATTGCTATGCGCATATCGGCGACATCTATGTATGGGGCGGCAACGGGCAGACGGAGATCTCCGCGGGCTGGATCAGGCGCATGGATACAAGTGAAACCAACGCGCAGCGGTCGATCAGGTTCTGGGAGAAGCAGAAGGCGGCGGGCATGACAGATCTTGCGGCGTTCGACTGCTCCGGCCTGATCTCACGGTATTTGCAGGACAACGGCATCGTATCCAGCAAGCGCAACTGCGACCACCTGTGGGCGATGTGCACGCCTGTAACCCGCGCGGAGCTGCGCCCGGGAGATCTGCTGTTCCGTGAGCGGAACGGCGATATGTACCATGTGGGCGTATATGTCGGCCATGGCCGTGCCATCGAGGCCAAAGGCCGCGATGATGGCGTGGTGCTGCGCGGGATCAACGCGTCCGGCGATGGGTACTGGACGGACTGCGGGCGGCTGGAGGTGCTGAAATGACGGAAACAATCATTGTTGCTGTTTTGTCACTGATCGGAACGTTGGGCGGTTCGTGGATGGGCGTTCGCCAGTCCAACAAACTGACGAATTACAGAATCGGCAAGCTGGAAGAAAAGGTAATGAAGCATAACAATCTTGTTGAGCGTATGGTTGCGGTGGAGCAATCCGCGAAATCAGCGCACCACAGGATTGATGAATTAAAACATGGAATGGAGGAATGAATCATGAAAACGAACTTTAAAGCATGGATTAAGGCGGCGGGCATCCGCGCGCTGAAAACTTTGGCGCAGACGGCGGTTGCAACTATAGGCACGTGCGCGGTTCTGTCTGATGTGAACTGGATTATGGTTGCGTCTGCTTCCGCTCTAGCGGCTGTTTTGAGCCTTTTAACGAGCATTGCAGGATTGCCGGAAGTCCAAGAGTGAAACTGTGTGAAAGGGGAGCGATCAACGCTCCCCATACATTTTGATAAGATTGTCCAATGCGTCCCTTTCTATTCGCCTTGCATAATCCTCTACATACCCGGAAAGACGCGCAATCTTTTCCCAAGTATCTTTTTTGCTTGTTCCCATTCTAACAAACCTTAGATTAATGATGGATGACTGAACCGGGGGCAACTTTTTAACCATATCACCTATCAACTTGCACTCTGAAAGCATGTTGCTAAGCTCGTTTGAAAGGTCATCTATTCGTTTATTGTACTCCGCAACACGTTCCTCATTCCGTTCTGCCGTGTCCAATGTTGGGTCGGACACTCCGCTTCCGTGTGGCATTCCGCTAAGCTCCTGCGTTTTTGCTCCGTACAGCGAATCGATTAGAATTTTATACGCACTTATTTTCTCTTCGATTTCCTTAGCGTGTCTAGTTTCACCGCCCCACCTGAAAAGCTTTTCACGCATTGATTTTCTGTTCATTGTGCCTTTCTTGCCCTCCCATCATCAAATTGCGGACAATCATACACCGTATACGAACAACCCGAGTATAACCGTTCCTTTTTCGCATTCCAGCCTTTGACCGGCGTGAAATCCGTGAACCAGCTACACCCGCCGCCTATGGCGTTTTTGCAGTCCCAGCATATTGTTTGATTGTTCTTCATCTGCCTGTGCGCCGTTCTGTGCGGATGATCCCGAACCCCGATTTCCCTGTGTTCCACTACAGTTCCGTCCTTCTTCATCTTGAACGAATGTCTCACACCGCATTGCTTGCAGTCGTAATAGATCGTTGTGAAATTCGTGTACACGTTCGTTGACAGCCGTTTAAGCTCTGCGCCGCATTTGCACGTTGGCTTGAAATCAGTGGAATGCTTCATGGCGTGCCCCCATCCATCTTCGCCCCGCAGTTGGGGCAATACTTAAAAGGCGATATCGGTGTATCGATAAGACTTCCGCTGAATCCGCATAGCGAGCAAGTCGGTCTACACGCTCGCTCCATCCACTCCCCATGCCGCACAGGCGCAACATCGGCAACAACCCTGTTAATGGCATTTTCTATCTCCTGATATTCCGAGGGAAATAACTCCACCGCATTGCAAGCAGCTTCTATCGCCTCGCTTTTGGTTATATATTCTTTACTCATTTGCTTCCTCCTTCATCATCTTTGCCCCACATTCATCGCAATACTTCTTTTCCGGCCTTTCCCAGCTTCCTTCTGTGTGTATGACATTACCACAATTTGTACAGCACCATTCGTCGCCACCAAGATGCCACCACTCCCCATGCACCACAAGTGCAACATCGGCAGCAGGAGCGTCCTCTATCTCAGCTAACATATCATCAACCCAACAAGCCCTGCACCAAGTGCGGCTATGGTCTTTCCCCTCTGCTTTACACGGTTCGCAATATCGTTTCTCCATGTCTGCAATAAACGCTTCCCTGCCTATGTACTCTTCACTCATTGCTTGCCCTCCTGTTCCAATCACTGGTGGCCTTCGCCCTATCATCAATAAGTGTTTTGATTTCTCCACGATCTCCTAACTCTATCGCTAACTCATAACACGTACTCGGCGTTGTTACATTACAGCGTGTGCAATAGATTCCAAATTCCCATCCTCTCGTTGTGCCTCTCAAGCTGTGGGCTTTGGTAAAAAATTTGGCTTCTCCCCCGCAAAACGGACATTTCTTTAGCTCACTCTCATCGTTTGCCCTCCTGTTTGCTCGCTCCACCGCTTCTTGGTAGTCGTATGTGTCTGTGTCGAAATGGAAACCACAATCACAGACAAAGCAATATGGATCGCCACCACCATCAGGGTCATAAAAACTTGGCTTCCAATCTTCTGGCCCATATACTTTAAGTTGTTTCCCACATATAGGGCACGACTTTAAATCACTCATTCCCCGTTTCCTCCGGCATTACTTCGTGCCAACAAACTATGCAATTCCCAATGCATGCCCGACCCTTCCAACCATAGACATTATTTCTGCAATCTATTAGACAACCATTCCCATACATCGCTGCCTTCGGAAACTTCTCCAAGAAGTCCTGCTTATACGTTTTCTGCGGGTGCTCCGAGCACCATTTGTCGATGATTGCGGATGCTTCGGCGGGGTGCAACACAACAAAATCATTGCAATTTCTTCCGCCATATTCGTTTTCTTCGCTTGCTGTATATAGCGGACAATCTATGCAATCGTCACATGTCTTGCACATCCGAGCATAATCGGTAATACTAGCCATTGGTTGCTCCTTTCAAATCATAAAATCAAATTCGCATTGCCCGTTGCTTTTTTCGTTCTTCATTCGTCTTGCCTTATACTCGTTGTATTTCGCGCGGTAACGGTAACTGTCCCCGAACACATTCCATGCAGCTTTTACTAAATTCGGCTCGTACGGACGTATCTTTTCCAGTTCCTCAGCCGCCCTGGATGAAATTGCGCATCCGCAGCACCCCGTACGTTTCAGGCCATATACTTCGTAGGCATCCGAATACCGAATTCCATAATGATCCTTGTACCATTTCTTATCTGCATCGGACACATAGTATAACGGTCTTAGTCGAAACTGCCCGTTTGCGGTCTCCGTGAAGCACATCGATGTGTTATCCTTTCTAGGCACCGACCGCATACCTCCCTCGTCTCGCCGTTCCCCAGTGATCACCATATCGAAATTCTTTTGCACGCTGTGCGCAAGCTGTTTTTTACAGCAATAACAGCATTTATTGCTTACTTTGAACGTTATTGGATTTTCCTTGATAAAATCCAGCAGATACTTGCATGAACCGATTACAAGTTGTATTTCCGGCCTCGGTTCTCCCTTCGAATTGCATCCGCACAGGAAGTTGATTTCGCTTTCGCTCTTCGGGAACCGATTGCGTAGTTCTTCGCGTTTTGCGACTTTATCCACTGCTTCCGCATACTCATCCGCTATAGTTAGCGGTATATTTTTTCGCTGTACACCTTCAAGCCCAGCGGAAACTATTTTTGATATAAACGGCTGCCCATACTCCCTAGTTGCTTTCACGATGTTTTTCTTCGGCCTGTACTGCGTTATTGTCACGCCATACAATTCGCCAACTTCGCGTACGTGTCTCTTAATTGCCTCCATTTCTAGCCCCGTGTTAAAAAAACAGTATTGCACTTGCGGAAGCCCAAACACATCCCTTACCTGTTCTATCAGATGAAGCAAGATATCGCTATCGCTGCCGCCAGAGTATGAACAGATTGCATTCGGGTGCTCGATCAGGCGCTTAGCTATGATGCTTTTTATTGCCTCGAACTTGTGCGGCGCATCGAAGTCCGCATAAGGAGGTCTATCCGTATATACCCTGCTTTTGAATTCCTGTTTTCCCACAACTCACGCTCTCCTTTCTTCATCCCTGATACGGGCATTCCTTTTCTCCCCACGGTATCACCCCGCAATCCAACAAATCCTTCCTCCGCTCGCAGCGCTTCACCTCTTTGCCCTGTTTATCGCAGAACGCACATGCGTTTGCTACATCTCCCATCAGGCGGTCGAATGCATCCATCGGGCAAAGGTAATAATCCTTCTTCGCTGCGGGGCTGTGCTTCGGAACGCACATCAATTCCAATCCGTTCGCTGTGCGAATCAGCCCTTGCACTTGCTCCGGGTCTAGGCCGTCCATCACAGCTTCCAATGCCTTGCTTGCGTGGTTCTGCATTGCCATAAGGCTTCGCCGCGCTTTCTTGCTGTTGCGGAAATCCAAGTCTTTAAGGGTATCGGCATATCCGATGCATCCGGCAAGTACGACAATGATTTCTTTTACTGCCTTGTTTGCGTAATCAACCATATCCGTTTTCTCCCATCAGAACAGGCTTATTTGTTCGCATTCTACAACGCTCTTGCAGTTCTTAACCGCTTGATTGTAGTAGCTTTCTTTTAGCTCTATGCCTATTGCTCTCCGCTTGAGTTCAAGCGCAACATACGCCTCAGAGCCTATTCCTAAGAATGGCGTCAGAACAATATCTCCGGGGTTGCTCCATAGGAGGATTGCGCGTTTTATTACGTCAAGCTGCAATGGGCATATGTGCCGCTCATCTTTTTCGTCCCGCGCGCTTCTTGCTTGCAGCGTGTCAGATGGGTTTATGTCCATCCACACCGGGGAAGCATATCTCTGCCACGCATCAACAGGAAACGTATCGTTTGTGTGCGTCACTGGTTCCGGGTTGTCTCCCGGCTTTCGCATCGTAACAAGGTAATCCGGGATGCCTTGGCGGCTCATGCATGAGTCTTTCTTTAGCTGCTTGTGCAGTAGCCCTAGCGCCTTTGTCCGTTGCATTGCGGTTACCGGGTCTTTCCATATACACACCTCAGAATGGAAGATGAATCCAGCCTTCTGGAATATTCGGATAAGCTCTCCCCTGAAATCCGTTATCCCAATAAACCCGTCCCTTTCTTTGCTCGTCGGAAGATTCATGCAGTGGAAGCTCATGTTTCTTCCCGGCATAAGAACCCGGAATAACTCAGAAGCAAGAAACTCAAACTGCTCGTAAAACTCCGCATGGCTCCGGCAATTTCCCATATCTCGATCGCTGTTGGAATATGTATACAGCGATGCGAACGGTGGAGAATAAACTGTGAAATGCACCGAATTATCCGGGATGCCTTTTATCACCTCGCACGAATCCCCGCAATACAGCGCATAGCGCTCCCCGATATCTTGTTGCTTTACGCGACACTCCGTATCCATTTCGGAACCTCCATCCTCGTTAATGCGTAGTAATCTTCTGTCATCCTGACAGTGTGCCGAATATCAGCCTTCAAAATCTCTTTTGTGTACCCGACAAGCTCACGCGTCATTCGCTCCGCATCGTTCTGCTTGCGTTCGATATTTGCCTTAACCGCGCCCTCTGCATCGCTTATGACAATGTATACATCGACCGGGTTATTCTGCCCGAATCGCCAGCACCTTCTAACCGCCTGATAATAGGCTTCAAAGCTATCCGACAGCCCAACAAAGATGACTTTGTGGCAATTCTGCCAGTTCATCCCGAACCCGGCGATTTTCGGTTTACTCACGAGAACGCGGTTTGTTCCCTCCGTAAACCCCATCATTGCAGATTCTTTGTATTGGATGCTGTCAGAACCTTGAACCTCTACGGATCCTTTTATGGCTTGCGCAAGCGCGTTGCTCTCCGCGTTCAGATCGCACCATACAAGCACCTGTTCATCCGTGGAGTTTGCGATTTCAGAAGCTGCTTTCACGCGGTCATTAATGCTCTCGCGTCTTGCGTCTCTTCGCTCGTTCAGCGTTTGGCATGTATCCGCAATCAGCCTCATTTGCCCGGTTGAATCGCATAGGTTGTTTGACTTCGTCTGCACTTCATGAACGCGCAACGCCGGAAGGTCGTATCCGCTCTGCTCATATCCCAAATCCTGCGGGCGGGTCAGGCAGCACGCCCAGCCAGCTACCCACTCAAAGAACTTGCTCTCCGCATGGCCTTTCAATCTCCATTTCGCTGTATCCCCACCGTCATGCACAAAGAACGTTGCAAGCATTTCGCTCTGTGTCATCGCCCCAAGGAACTGCGCATGATTCCCAAGCTCCATGAAATCATTGGGCGCTGGTGTCGCCGTGCAGCACAGTTTATATGGCGTTCCCTCAAATGCATCATTCAGCATCTGCCTCGTTTTGCCGCCCTGGTGCTTGAGTATGCTGCTTTCATCCAGCACAATACCCACGAATTTTGAAGGGTCGAAGTGTGATAGCATCTCGTAGTTTGTTATATTCACACCATGCCGCACATCGTCCATATCACGACACACGGTAACGCCTATATCAAACTTCTCGCCCTCGCGCTGCGTTTGCTTTCCGACCGCCAGCGGGGCCAGTATCAGCACATTCTCTCCTGTATGCTCGCAAACCTGACGCGCCCATTCGAGCTGCATGGCTGTTTTTCCAAGGCCGCAATCTGCAAATATCGCGCTTTTCCCTTTTTTTAGCGACCAATTCACAATATCAGACTGCCAGTTGAACAGCTTTGGATTGCGATTGCTGCTCTCGCATCCTACCGCTACGCTCCTTATCTGCTTGCTTTGCAGAAAGTCTTTATAGCTCCGTTTTTGCAACATTCAGCACCTCTTCCCATGCTTGTACGGCCTTGTGCGGTTATACTCCATCTTCTCCCGGACGATTGCATCAACGTCCAAACCCTCATGACCGAACCAGTCAAGGATTCTGATTAAGCAGTCAGCCATCTCAACACCTACCCCTTCCGGCTTTCTGCCTCCCCATGATTTCATGTCGGATTCGTAGTATACCGTTTCACCGTCGAACTTGTTGACATACGCCAACGGCCTGCCCGCCCGGTATTCCTCCACCGCTTCCGAAATCTCCGAATGGCACAGCGCGGCGATCTCAAGAAGATTGCGCGGCTCGTCCCACCATCCGTGTTCTACCGCGTTCTCATAAATCTCCTTAGACAGTTCGTTTAGCATATCCCTTACCTCCCAGCATGTTGTGTTTGTTGTTTGTGATGAATTGCTTGTCGGCTTCAAAAATCCGCAGCATCCTTCCGTTTACCTTTACTCTTACGTGCGAACCCAGTGAAACCTTGTCCGTATAGATGCGCTTTGCGCGCTTCATATCATCCGTTTCGGCGATTAACGTTTCATGCCCCGAAGTTATCGCAACAATTTGATATTTCATCGTTCAAATACCCCTTGATCGTCTTAATTGCTTCCTCCGCGCCGTAACACACCACAGCGCAGTTTCCATGTGCTCTAAGGCGCGCAATTACATCCTTCTGCCTTTTGCTCGGCCTGCCCTTTTGAACGCCCAACGCCTTGATTTCCGGCGTTTTCAGTTCGATGTACAGGGCGGCATATCCACCGTGCGGCGCAGGCAGGCATATATCAGGTATTCCAGCCTTTACCCCTGCCGCCTTTAACCGTGCTGCCGTGGCCTTGCTCCGCGCTCCGCCGTTCGGGATGTGATACATCAGCCACAGCTCCGGGTATGTCGGTTCCTGCAACCTCGCCCACTCGAATACGGTGATCTGCTCTTGTTCCTCGCGGTTATTCATCGTCTTCATCCCCAAGCAGGTCGATGCCGATTTTGTCGAGGTCTGCATCTGTGTAGGTGCGCTGATGGTGGTTGTGCGCACCGTTCAAGGATCGTGATTTTCGCATTCCTCCGTTCCCATTCTGCGGCATAGCTTCGTCCTCCCATCGGCGTTGATTTAACCACGTTGCCGGGTGCGGGATGAATTGCCCGCCGTCCTTCGTCCATTGCGCAGAGGTCTTTTGCACCTCCAAGGCCGAAAGCATAGCGTTTAGAAGGGCTTCATCCGGCGAAAGCTTCTTGAAAGCGTCCATGGCCTTGCTTTTACCCTGCTTCCGTGGGTATGCGGCGTAGAAGCGATCAAAAAGTGCTAAATCCACCCGCGCGCTTTTCGGATTCGGATTCGGATTCGGATTGGATTCGGATTCGGATTTGATTAAGGCCGCATCTTGCGGCAACTCGCCGCAACTCGCCGCAACTTGCGGCATGCTGTTATTCCCTTCCGTTTTAGTAGGTTCGGGATATTTCGGTTTGCAATCGCGAACTCTCTGATGTTTGACCCACCCGGGGAACCAAAAGTAGGGCCTCCCGTCCACTGTGTAGAGGGAAACGCAGCCTTTGGCCGCCAATGCTTGGAGCGCAACATCGATGTCCTTGATGGAAAGCCTATCCCGAAACGGGAACACACGGCCTCTTATGATTGCCGGGCGGGCATCTCCGCGCCCGGCATCGTCCGCCTGTGTTATCAGTCCAATCCATAGCCGAAACTCAAAATCCGAGAGAGATGCTATCTTTTCGCTTGCACAAAGGCTCTCTTTGATGATTCGATTCGGCATTTCGCATCACCTCAGAACGGCAGATCTGCATCTTCTACTTCTGTAAAACCATCTGCGTCCGGCGCTTGCTCTGCATGGTTCTTCGGTGTAAGGAACTCCACAGAATCAGCTAAAACCTCTGTCACGCGCCGCTTCGTTCCGTCCTTGGCGTCATAGCTGCGGTTCTGCAATTCGCCAACCACAGCCACCTTTTTTCCCTTGTCCAGCCACTTTGCGCAAAGGTCTGCCAGCTGCCTCCACACTACGATGTCAAAAAAGTCTGTGATTTGGCTTCCGTCCTGCGTCTTGTACTTGCGGTTCACAGCGATGGAAAACGTGCATACGCTTGTGCCGCTGTTGGTTGTGCGCAGCTCGGGCGGCTTCGATAAATTCCCGATTAAAATAACCTTGTTCATGCATTCTCCTTCCTGTAATACAGCTTGCTTTTATCCCACTCCGGGTACTTTCCACGGAGATACATCTCAATCCGATCTCCAATCGGTTTTCTGAAAACGGTATGATCGTATGCATCGTGGCAACTTCGGCACAGCGTTACAATGTTTTCCTCTACGCCAAGCCCTCCGGCTGAACGTGGAACGTAGTGCGCTTCCGGCGCTGCGTGTGGTGAACCGCATAGGATGCAGCGCTCTCCGTCGCGCTTCCACACCGCACGTTTTACTTTCTGCGGTATTTCAAGCGCCTTTGTTCGTCTGCTTTTCATCGTTCCACCTTTCCTTCATCAGCGCGATTTCGTCAGGCGTTGCAGTGTCTATACCAAGTTCCTTTGCTTCAAACACAGCTTCGTCAATCAGCCGTGACATTTCTTCCGTGTCGTATGTTGAAGATCCGTAGAAGAACATCACTCTGACGCACCCGTCAATCTTGCAGCCGTCTATGATTTCGGCAAACCACCCAAGCCCCCTGCAGCTCCATCCGTGAATGATTTCATCCGCATCCCAATCACGCACCGCCACAACTGCGAATTTGCCAACCCGCCGAACCAGTTCGATGTAAACAAGCTCTTTTGTGCTGTCCAGTGCGGCTGCGATCTTATCGCACAGAACCCATAAATAGGCGTTTGCGTCCAATGACCGCTTGGGACGGTACTTCTTCACATCAACCGCCAGTTTGCTATCACCGAGCGATTTCAGTTCATTCAGCATGCGCTTGGATTCCGGGGCGATTCGGAACGAAAGAACCGCATCGCCCGTAAGCATGTCCACACTTGCGCGCGGCGCGTCAGCTATCAGCCGCATTGTCTCTTACCGCAAGCTTGGCAAGGATCTCGTCCAGCTCATCAATGGTAAGCTGCGCGATGTTCTTGCCGAATGTCCGCGCACACGCCTTGTTCAGCTTTGCTTCATCCGGGCACAACCGCCTGATTTCTACCAAACGCTTTCCGCGCTCTGCACGCGCTTCGTTGTCGCCCTGCGCCATCCGCTGCGATTCGGTCGTATATTTCGTTGAATCCTTGTCCCAATATATATCGGCTCCGAATCCCAGCGCCTTACAGGCGACCGAGATAGCGTCTGTATATGCCTTTTTGAATGCTTCATCATCGACATACAGACCGCTGTTTTCCTTTGCGATGTACATTGCGCCACCAGTTCCCGGTATTGCATCGCTCCACGCATCGCCGACTTTCACATACAAATCAATGTTGCAGAACGCTGCGCATTGACCGCTATCGCTTGGCTCGAGCCATTGACGCACGATTACAGGCTTCCATCCGATTCCACACGGCCCGAATTCTTCGGTAAGGCACTTGATACGCCACATCGGGTTTATATCGGTCATGCCCTTTAATCTGCCGCCGCCTATCTTCTTTTGCGCTTCGGGCGGTACGGCCCTGTATTTCTCATACAACGCCATGTTTCCCATATCACACCTCCACCACAAATTCAGGCTCGCGCTCCACGATTTCAACCAGTCCGGCGGGTACGGTTTCCCCGGTGTCCTTGTGTACGATCACCGTGTCATACCCTTCATGCACAACGTTCAGCGTTTTCTTGAACTCACCCCAACGGAACTTCGGATTTTGTTCCACGAATTCAGGGAACGCTTCTATAAGCAGCGAATCATTGTGCTTGTACTCCGGGGACGGCTTTTTCAGTTTCAGCACGCCGGACGCAAGCTTGTATGTTTCCTGCGTCTTGGTGCTGCTGTGCGGGACGGACTGAAAGTAGATGGACAGCTTGCCGTTAATATCGGCCTTTTTCCTGTCGCGTTCTTCCTCGATCTGCTTGGCACGCGCGGTGTAGAAATCAATCTGCGCCTTGCACACGTTCAGCAGCCGCTGCGATTCCTCGTTGATACGCCTGATTTCCTGCAAGCACTGTTCGGCCTGAATATCGTCCTGCACATCGTTATATGGGTTCATGGGGTCAAAGGCAGCATCAAACATCTTTTCTATCCTCCAAATACTTCTTGATGATGGCCGTCAATCCAGCCTGTATGGTGTCGTATCCATCTGCGTTTAAAGCGTGTTGCAACCGCTCTAATTCGGTTTTTGTCATGCGGCACTGGATTCGTGCCTTTAATCGGCGGTTGTCGCGTCTGCGGGCTTCCTGCGCGGTCTTGGCAAACGCTTCATCTATCAGCCGTTCCGCATCGTTCACAAGCCTGATGCCGTATCTGTCCGGACGTTCCACCTTGCTTTGCAGGGTCTTGTCATATCCTGGGTATTGTTCGCGCATAACGGCTACAATGTCGCATGCGGCTACGTTGCGTTCCTCGCGGAAGGATTTCAGGTCAATCATTGACTTTTCCCTCCTCCGCTGATATGATGGGTTCAGCAGTATTGTTCGTGTGCTCGCTTGGGATGGCCGTCCCGGCGGGCACTTCGTTTGTTAATAAGGTTCGCAGAATTTCAAGTTCGCGCCCCCATGCGGCAGCCCCTGCGGCATCCCATGCGGCAGCCCATGCGGCAGCCCATGCGGTAGCCATTGCGGCAGCCCTTGCGGCACGCAGTTCCTTATCCTTGATTTCGCCACGCAACCACTTGCGTTTTGCATCAATCGCCGCTATGCTTCGCGGGTCAGGGTTATCCACAAAAGACAACGCATATTCCGCACAACGGCACGCAAATTCGTGCAATATAGGCGCGTCAATAAATTCCTCGCGCAGCACCGACCATAATTTATCGGCAGCAGACACATCCGGCAGATTCAGCACGTCAAGTGCAGTCCATTCCGCACGCAGCGCGGCGATACTGGCGAACCTTTCCCGGCCTGCCGCATCTTCCAGCCAGCAGGGGCCGAAGCCCTTGAATTGTTCGGGTGTTACAGTTTTCATTTGGCATCCCCCTTCAGATCTTCGATGTATAACCGTCTACGCGGTTGCTGCCGTTTTTCCACCCTGCGATGTACGCCCTGCGCGACCGATATGGCGATCAGGATACCGAGAATTACCCCCGGCAGGGTGAAGCTGAAAAATAATCCGAAGTAGTTCATATGTCCTCCACGAACTCGCCGTTTTTCACGGTGTACCATGTGTCCTGCTTGATATTTTCGCCGTCCACAACAGCTATCTTTGGTTCGATAATTTCCCCATCGCTTCCATACTCGGCAACAACAATCCAATTCCCGATTTTTCCACGCGCCCTTCCTTGTTCGCCAAATGCAACCGCAATACATTGTTTTCCGCTTGCTTCCGCACTTCCGTATTTGCCGGAAGATACAGCACATCCTCTCACGCCCGATGCTGCGGCGTTTCCACTCCATCCCGATGCTGCGGCGTTGCCTCTCCATCCCGATGCTGCGGCGTTTCCACTCCATCCCGATGCTGCGGCGTTGCCTCTCCATC